AACAGCGTGTGTGCTGGGGCCATTACTGTCTCCCAAAAATCTACGTACATGGGTCAAGAGAAGCACTTGCGAAAGATCATGGTTCAATTTGAAGTTCATTCAATTGATGACGATGGGAACCCCCTGTTAACTGACAAGGGTGAGCCACTGTCTATATCTAAGAACTACACCTTGTCTCTTAATGAGAAGGCAAACTTATCTGTTGACCTAGAGTCATGGAGGGGCATGGCCTTTACTGCAGACGAGCGCAAAGGCTTTGAGTTGAAGAAGCTCTTAGGCGTTTGGGCAATGATCTCTGTGGCTAAGTCTACAGGTCATGATGGTAAGGAATACACCAACATCAACAACATCAACCCAGTGCCTGCCAACATTAAGAAAGCAGGCTTACCTGATCCCCACAACGAAGCAAAGCTCTTTAGTCTTGAAGACCCAGACATGCCAATGTTTGAAACCTTTGGTAACAAGCTTAAAGAGAAGATTGGTAACAGCCCTGAATGGCAACGCAGTCAAAGTAAACAGGGCAAAAATAAAACTACTGATTCGTTTGACGATGCGTTAGACGACATAGATTTTTAGGAGACAGTAATGGCCCCAGCACACACGCTGTTTGATTTCTTAAAGACGGAGTACAACATTCCATCTGATAGGCGGTTGTGTGAGGCTCTGGGGCTCAAGCCTCCAGTGCTTAGTAAGATCAGGCATGGTGTTATTGGTATTAGTGGTGACATCATGATTCTGATTCATGAGAAGACTGGAATGACCATAGCGGATATTAAAGAATTTATTAGCGAAAATGGAAAAACAAATACTGTCACTTCTGTTTAGCCTGATTACATCATCATCGCAACCAGAGTGGCATCGAGGGGAAGCAATAGAACAGTTTGGCCCTGACGTGTCGGAACGTGCTGCGTGTATGGCTGCAGAAAATAAAGCGATCTTTAGCGTAGTAAGACAAGTAGCAGGCGAAGCTGTATCAACGTCTCAATACCAGCTGTGTAACGAAGCAAGCGAGGAAGTATGTCAAATGCTTATCTCGTCTACGTCATACACAGAGGGCATGGTGACTGGCCTGCGAAAGTTGAGTACAGAGGTATCAGGATCAAGCATACGGTCTTGTAAAGTCGCTGTAGAGGTAGCTCTTACTAAAGACAGTGGGAAGTCTGACATTGGGTTTGACCCAGAAATACGGGTATCTAAAACTCAATTACGGGAAGGTGAGCTATTCAAAGTAATAGTCAATCCAACCCAACCAATGTTTTTAAACCTGTTTTACTTTTCACCGTACTTAGAGCGTCATGAGCAAGTGCAGTTCCTGTATCAGTTTGAAGAAGTAATTACTAGCAAGGTAGAGCTTCCTGAAAACCCACTAGTTCTTTGGGCTACTTTCCCAAAGGTTAAGGTTAACGGGAACATAGCAGGCGAAGTAATGATTGCAGTTGCAACAAAGCGGCCAATCTCATTTAGGAAGACATTCTCTTTAGCAGAGTTTAACCAGAGAATTCAAGAGATCCCGAAAAGCGAAAGAAGAGTCGTCAGAATGCCTTACCTTGTGTGGGCTAAAGACAAGAGCCATAAACTTCAATAGAGAGAATTACCATGAAAAAATTATTAGCGTTAATTTGTTTAATCACTTTAGTTGGCTGCAGTATATTTAAAACTGAAGCTCAAAGTGCTAAAGAAGACATAAAAAAAGAAGTCGCCAGACAGATAGACCAGATACCTGATTGGTATCTAAAGCCCCCCAAAGATGCTGATGCCCTGTATGAGAAGGCTGCAGCCAAGTCCCGTGATGTCCAAATGGCTGTTACTAAAGCCACCATGCTTGCTAGATCCCAGTTAGCTATCACCATCCAAGGTGAAGTCAATTCCATCATGAAGTTGTTTATGGAAGAGAACGGCCCTACTAGTGGGGCTCAGGTATCTAACAACGTATCTATAGCTACTGTCCAAGAAGCCCTCAAAATGCGTATGAGTGGGGTTCAAGAAGAGAAGACACAGATATTCCAAGAAGGCGATAAGTACGTTGCCTACGTTCTTCTGAAGTACCCACTGGGTGACATGAATAAGCTAGTGGTTGATCAAATACGTCAAGACGATGTTGCTAACTCTAAGGTTAGGGCTGAAGAAGCGTATGACGAGATTGAACGCAAGATTCAAGAGCGTAGTAAAAAATGACGTCTCGTCCTATGTATGAAAGCAGTAAAGATCTAGCCAACGAAAAAGAAGTGGCGGGTCTTCTGTCAGCTAAAAATGGCTACGTATTCCATAAACTAAAGATTGCCTATCACGTTGACTGGCTAATTATGGAAAAGGGTAAGCCAAAGTATGTGGCTGAAATTAAACGAAGGCTCAACCCTAGCAGTCAATACCCTACTCTTATGCTGTCATTACAGAAGTGGATAAAGGGCAAAGAGATGGCTGTAGAGATGAATATTCCGTTTGTCTTGATTATTAAATGGGATGACGGAGTGTTTTTCTATAAGGCAGGCAGCTCAGAAGTTACTTATGGGTTTGGCGGCAGGTACGACAGAGAAGATTCACAAGATCAAGAGCCAATGGTTTTTATCCCAGTAGATAAATTTAAGAGGATTTTATGATAGCGAAAGAACATACATCAGAAGCAGGTCATTGGTACACCCGTGAAGGGGATCCGATGTACACAATTATGGGCAAGAGCACAGGCAAGATGCGTAACACTACCTTGCGGGATGCCAGAGAGCTCAACCTAGTCCCCTCAGTCAGCGGCATCATTGGCGTAGCAGCCAAGCCAGCTCTTACAGTGTGGTTGCAAGAGCAGGCAATTCTGGCAGCTTTGACTCTACCAAGGGGTGAAGATGAGCTGGAGTCAGTCTGGCTAAAGCGCGTCCTGTCAGATTCTAAGCAGCAGGGCAAAGATGCAGCTGATCTAGGGACAGAGATCCACGCAGCCATACAGGGCTTCTACGAGGGTCGTACAGCTTCCAAGTACCCACACCATGTCGAGGCTTGTAAAAACGCCATAGAAGCCTTCTACGGGGCTCGTAGCTGGGTCTGTGAGAAGTCTTTCTCCCATGAGCTAGGGTTTGGCGGGAAATGCGACATGTTTAACGCTGACGGCGATGGGATAGTCATAGACATCAAGACTAAGGACTTTAAAGACCTGTCTAAGCCTTTGGCATACGACGAGCACATGCTACAGCTCGCAGCCTACCGAGCAGGTCTAGGGCTACCTAGTGCTAAGTGTGCAAACGTCTTTGTATCTCGGAATAACCCAGACTTGGCGCATGTCCATGAATGGGCTGAAGATGACATACAAAAGGGCTGGAAGATGTTCCAGAATTTATTAAATTATTGGCAGCTCAAAAACAACCACGAGTGAGGACAACATGTTAGAAATTCAACGAATGACTTTAACTAAAGCAATCAAGTTGCTTAACTCTATTGGGGTTGAGTACGCCATTCTTGCTGGGGAAGAAAAACACGGCACACTAGAAATTCTTACAAAAAAACAAAAGAACAGGAGGGGCAGGTCGTATGCTGACAAATACGGAAGAGGGACATTGCGCGAATACGTAAGGCAATATATTCAACCGCTTAAAGTTGGAGAAATTACTTACGTACCAAAGGGAAATTTTGAATTAAATGAAGTATCTACTGCATCGGCGTCTTATGCTCATTTTGCATTTGGTAAGGGCGGTCATACTGGTAGGCAAGATCTCGAAAAACAAGCATTTGAAATTATGAGACTGGAGACATAAATGAAAGCATACCCAAACCACAGAAGCGAAGGCATGGACTTGCGTGATTATTTTGCTGCGGTTGCACTTAGCTCATTTTGCGAAACTGAACCGCCAATAAGTGCTGCCCGTGCGGCTTACGAATACGCAGACGCAATGATCAAAGAAAGGGAAAAGAATGAGCAATGAACTACGACAAGACGCACAAAAGTACGTTAACGAAGAGCTAATCAAGCAAGTCTACTTTCAGTGTAATAACCAGATCAAAGATGGCATATACCCTGACGACATAGAGTTGATTGAATATTCTGAGAAGTTGATTCTTACTGCAGGCCAAGCAATAGCTAAGGCTGAGCGAGATGAGATTCTGAAGATTGTAGACGCCCTAAACCCTGAGATTGCTCGTGTAATACGTGAACGCAGAGGCTAAAAAAAACCCCCTAGCATCAACTAGGGGGAATCCACTGGGAGCGTCAAGCACGCTCGGGGAGTCCAGCGGCACCGTTATTTCTTCATGCGTTTGTACATCTCAGCAGCTGGGACAGACAATAAAGACAACGCACCACCACCCAACCTAGTTGCAGGATGAGGGATCAAAGAAGCCGCAGAACCAAGCGCTCCAAGGCCATAAATAGCCGCCAAGGGGTAATCCCCTTGATTGTATGCATCGTAGGCTTGCTTGCCCTCTAAACCAGCCCCAACACCCATTAAAGTGCTGCCTAGAGGTATCTTACCCAACAACCTACTAGTTGTTCCTGCTCCTTCTTTAATAGCACCTTTAATTGAAGACATTCTTTGTTTTTTTGCAAGTTCTTGTTCAATTCTTGCGGCTTCTTCAGGAGACAACATTAATTGACCCCGCCCTTGACCAGTCAGTCGATAATCTCCAGACCCTATGTCACGGATTTTTTTCATCCGAGCCAAGTCTTCTTCAATAAGCCTATGAGCTCCACCTTCGCCAGTTTTCTTCATGGTTTCTACGCGCTCAATCAAAGCTTCTGGCAGCTGTTGGGTAGCCATTGCTTTTGCGTAGTTTTGAGAGCCTGAGTATTTACCAGTTGACGCAGCATTTGGTGGGGCAGGGGGAGCAGCCATAGCAGCTTTAGCAGATTTTAACTCCCTACGACCCGCCTCAGCGCCTACAGCACCACCAGCAATTGAATAAGGGAAGTCTGTAATAGCCCTGCTTATAATATTTGGTTGTGGTGGCGTTGTTTGATTTGAAGATGGCAATGGTGGGATATTCAATTCACCAAATAATTGATTTTCTAAATTAGGGTCAGAAGCAGGCTGGTTAACAGCTGCATCTAAAGCATCTGTAGGTGCCGCAGGCTTTGTCTCTGGAGAAGGATCATCAACATTAAACCTTTGTCTAATTGCTGCCTGTGTCTCAGCGTCAGCATTAGCAAATGCTGGGTAACGAGCAACTTCACGGACAAAGATAATCCTTCGCATTGGAAGGTCTGCACCTTTCCATTCTTCGCTACCCATTATTTCAGATGGGGTTTTACTGGAATGATCAGCCATAATTTACCTATTTTTGTAAATACCAATTATCTGCACCAGATCCAGCTTTACCATCAGAACCAGTTGACCGTTTGCCAGAAGATTGAGACGTGTTACTTGCACCAGTAGACATGTCAGGGAAGAACTTATCGCCTAGTGCACGAATACGATTCATGTACGAATTTTCTAACTTTTCATATTCGCTAGATCGTTTATATTTATCAAACGTGCCACCCTTATTGCTGTCTAACCAATTTTGGTATGAATTAGACAAAGCTTTATCAAACTTAGAACGAGTAATAATGTAGTTTGCTCTAGCTTGAGCAACCAATGGGGTATCTTGAACAGTACCACCCATACGTTCTTGCATAGAACGCTCGTAGTTAGATACAGCGCCCTCACCTTTAAACAGGTTGCCATTCATAAACATTAAGCGCGTATAAATGTTTCCGAGTTGCTGTAAATTTTGCACGTCTTCCTCTTTGCCGCCAGCTTGAGTAAGTATTTGTCGCAACTCTGATATACCAATTTTAAACGAACCAGCTGAAATACCCTCTGACAAAAGCTTACCAAGAGCTGACTCAGGCGTAGCTTTTTCAAGAATAGCCATGACTCTTGCTTTACTTTTGTCTGTAGCAAACTTATTAAGTTGTTCGGCCAATAAAATACGTTCTGTTGCTGTATCTCCTGATTGAATAATTTGCGCTTCTTTGGCAACAGAAACTTTTGCTCTTTCTTCGGCAGTTGTTGCTTCACCTTTGCTTTGAATTTCTTCTTGTTGTTTTGAAGGAGGAACTGTTGAGCCAGACAATAGTTTAGAAATATATTCATCACCCTTACCTTGCTCACTAGCTTTTTTCCATGCGCTATATTGGGCAGGATCCATTTGAACTTTTTCTATCTTCCCTCTGTATGGCACACTGCGCTCTTTTTGCTCACCAAGCTCAGCTTCTTGCGCTTTCTTCATTCCTTCAATCTCAACCGCATTTGCTAAGCGCTCTCCACCTTTTACATTTGGGTCTTTAACAAAAATCGGTTCAACACCAAAAGTTCTATACCAACCTTTTAAACCTGCAATATCACCAGATGACGCCAACCTCTTCATGTCTTCTATTTCTTCTGGGTAGACCCTAAATTTGCGGTCGCCAACAGTCATTTCAGACATGCTTTCTCGACGTGCTTTTCTTAGTTCTAATTCAGACTTAGCAATGTCTTGCAGCCTTTTGTTTGAGCTACCTAACATTATTTGAAGCTGAGCCTCAGAGGTATCTGCCAACATAGTTCTTGGAGCCGATGCAGTGCTGGAAGAAGCAACAACAGGAGCACCCGACGTTCCAGCAGGAGCTGCAGCAGGTTGGGGTGGCTTACGCTGCATTTGAAACAGCATTTGATTCACATCCATGTCTTCTTTTTGTTTGGCAGACTCAAGCTCCATTTCATACTGCAACTTAGCAAACCCTTGTTGACGGGCAAATTCTTTTTCCTGCTCATCAGCAGCTGCGTTAGCTGCATAACCTAAAGATTCGCCAAATGACCCAGTCTTTGTAGGCGCAAGCATTCCACCAGCAAACTTCATCAACGTAGGGTTAAACATTCTTTGCTGAGATAAATTCAACAGCTGATCCCTACGAGCATCAAGAGCTTTTTGACCAGCAAGAGATCTTTCTTGAGACGTTTTTAAAATTGCCTCAATATTAGTAGTTGGCTGTGCCGTTTCTTGCGGGACATCTGCGCCTGCAGCTGCTGCTTGATTAAGACCCCCTATTACGGGGCCTGCTTTAATGTCCATGATTACCTCACCAAGTTGCCGTCTGTATCATAAAAGTTGCCTTGACCATCATGGTAGGCGGCATTTGCAGGAATATTTGACGAAGCTGAGGGAGCTTCAGACCTTATTAAGCCACCGTCAGCTCCTTTTGGAACTCCTGCTGGTTGTTGTACTTGAGCTGGGCTTAACGTAGTCGTAGATCCGGGGCTTACAAAAGAACCTAAAGAAGCCAACAAGCCAGTAATCTGCGACAGTGGGCTATTTGTGTAGCCAGTAGAACCGACAGTCTGTTTAGTCTCACCTGTAGGTATCTGATAGCCTTGCATTAACTTAGAATAGTTCTGAGCTGCCGACATTGGGTAGTCTAATTGCCTTTGCCCTAAAGCCTGTTCTTGGCTGCCTAATTCATACAAACTCTTTAGCCCAGAAGTAGCACCTTGTTGTTGTTGACCACCTAAAACACCTAAAGCTTGTCCCGCTTGCATTTGACGTTGTAAGTCAGCTTGAGCCGCAGTCATAGCATTGTTGTAGCCAGTATTCAAAGCACCGTACTGCTGACCCATTAGATTAGACTGCATGTCTCTCAACATGTTGCCAGTAGCATTGAATTGTCTAGATGAGCCAAACGATCCCATAGCACCAGCTGCCCCTTGCATTGCAGGCAGAAGATTCTCGTTAATCTGACGACCCTGCAAACGACCCATCTCATCCACCACATTCTGGGTGTATGGGTTCATGTAGTTGCCGACAATTTGATTAGATCCTGTGGTGCCAGCATTTGTCGCTAAATCAGCGCCTGCCCCCATAGTCCCCATGCCAGCAAAAGACGCCTGTGGAGCCATTGAGAGGGCTTGCTGCTGCAGTGGCGACATACCAGCTATACCACCACCCTGAACGCCTGCTTGACCTAAGTTAGCGATGTCTTGCAGGTAGTTAGTGTAAAACTCAGGCGCAGTAGTTTGAGCTTGAGTTGTAGTAATAGCTGACGGTAATAGGTCGCCTTGTAAAATATCAGCCATTTTTATTACTCCTTGATTGAGCTGCCTTCATATAAGCCAAAGGTGACTTAGCTGGTGGAGGTATTTTGTTAACTGGTGCCGAACGCTTATGCGAACGGATTTCTTCACGAAACTTGTCTAGTAGGTCTGATCCAGCCTTGGTTGATCCGTTACCTAATTGAGCTACGGTATCAGCATCAAAGACGTACTCGCCATCTGCAAGCATTGCAGGGATGTCGTCAGACTGGCCATCGCCTTCACCTGTAACGCGAGATCCATTACGGTAGTCATGACGGCCATCTACAGTAGGAACGTGCAAGCCACCCTGCCTAGGCTGACCGCCTTGTGCCATCTGATTAAGAATGTCTGCAGGGTTAACTACTTGACCATACGTGTAATAGCTAGGTACTTCACCGCCGTCAGCCATCAACGTAACCATGCCGCCGTCTTTAATACTCATAACTGAACCGTCATACGTACCTGTATTTTGCGAGCTGCCGCTGTCCGTTGTTGGTGTTCCTGTATTTTTAAAGTAATTAGCAAACTGTGATACGCCGGGAATGTTCTTTAAAGTGTTTAAAAAACCAGACCCAGCAGATGAACCATAATTCATCAATGTATTAATTGCATTACCGCCAGTGCCACTAGCACTTGAGTCTTTATATGCTTGGCTCTCAGGCATCAAATAACCAAGAGCTCCACCCAGAAGTACACCAGTTAATGGGTCAATAGTGTTACTGCCACGAGCTGATAATGTAGGGTTTATGTTTTTATTAACCCCAGTTCCTTGCGCTGTAATTGTCTGTGGCGCAAAATTCCTAAACATATTAGGCGTAGTGGAATAGTCAGACACTGACTTTAGACCACCTATAAGCGGTGCATTATTAGCGCCCATTGGGATGCCTAAAGCTCTAGCCAATTCAGGCGTAATAGTAGGCTCAACAGTTCGAGTACCGTAGTCTGAATAAGGAACAAACCTAGGCGCAGTTGTTGTATATGCCCTCGACGCAATGTTGCCAACCTTGGACATGTCCAAACCTTGGTTAACACCACCGGGCGCTTCAACACCCCCTAAAATTTTGCTCATCAGAGCACCAAGAGCAGCCCCTTTAGCAGTGTTGGTGCCCATTATTCCGCTGAGCGCACCAAGGACATCATCTATTGTTGGGTCTGCTACAGCTGCTACAGCTGGTGTTGTTGTTGGCATAATTTTTCCTTATTTCCTCATAGAAACTAAACCGCCACGTCTAACCATTTTTGTGGTCGAACGAGCAGCTATTTCTTCTGGAGTCATCATCGTAAACGAAACTGGGTATAAATCACCGATTGGACGCTTTGCCAATGGCGTAGTTACTGCTGTGTAGCCTGCTGGGACTTGCGTCAAACCACCTGCCCCACTTGTACCTGTTGGCACTTTACCACCTCCAATAGCAGCCGCCAATGCTGCTAACACGCCTGATATATTTGTTCCAGTACCAGTGCCCGAACCTGTGCCGCTACCAGTACCTGATCCAGTTCCAGAGCCTGTACCAGTTCCTACACCTGTACCAGTACCCGTTCCTGTGCCTGTGCCTGTTCCAGTTCCAGTGCCTTGAGTGCCAGTACCAATCAAGCCAAGGGTATTAGTATTTCCTAAGCCTGTGCCAGTTCCTATTGAAGTGCCATCTTTTTCTCCGGGTAATGGAAGTGTTCCCGTCCCCGGCAAAATACTGCCTGCACTACCATCAGGAAGAGTAATGTTTGATGGCGTTTTAGTTGTGTCAATTCCACCGCTAGGCAAATTATTACTATTTGCTGGTTGTCTTTCGCCACCACCACTACCACCACCCGGTACACTTTCAACAATAGGCGCTGTTGTATTTGTTGTGTTAGTTGGCGTAGTAACAGGTGTAGTTGCTGGAATAGTTTGCGTTTTTTCAGCCGTTATTTTTTCAGAAGCAACGACTTTATCAACTATGTCTTTTTTAATTTTTTCTTGTGTTGCAGCATCTAAAAGAGTTACAGATACATCTGGAGGTATATTGTTTTTTATGTATGAGTCTTTAGCAAACAAATAAAATTCATTTGGGTTTGCTTTGGCAAAATTTTGAATTTCTTTTCCAGTAGCGGCGTCGAACACAGACGATCCGGGGCCAAACACAGCAGACCCAGAAGTTTCACTAGTGGGCGTAGTGCCAAAAGAAAACAAAACATTAGCAACATCAGATGCTGTTTTTAGATATGGGTCATTTACTTCTTTGATGTTTCTATAATCATTTACATCCGTACCTGTACCGCCTGTTGTTGTGGTATTAGAGCCTGCAGGAGCTTGCTGTGCATTAGCGGCGTCTACCTGTGCTTTTGTACTTGCGCCAGAACCAGTTGTAGAACTAGATGTGCTAGTTCCTGTAGAAGTTTTTGGGACGCCATACACAGAATTAAACGCATCCGACATAAATTTAATATCGTCTGCAGAAATATCAGTTCCAGTAATTTGCGATATTTTTCTTTTATTAGCTATATCATCAAGTTCTTTTAATTGAGATGGAGTTGACCCAAGCGTAAGAACATCTTTTGCTAGTGCAGGGCCATATTGAACTGTACCAAGGTCAGTACCAAGATAAGGGCTTGGGTTTTTTATACCGTCTTCAATTATATTTGCATAAATTAATGCATTATTTTTATCCATCCCTTGCTCTACAGCACTCTCATACCAAATACGAGCTTCATTGCTCATAGTGTTTGGGTCTGTGTTTAATCTATCCTGCAGAGGGAATTGCTGTGATGCTGTGTTTCCCGGAGTTACAGCAAAGTCACTTGGTGAGGTAACTTGATTAGTGTTAGTAGTAGTTTTAGGTGCATTCGCTGCAGCCTCGCCTGCTTTAACTGCCCCATTAATAATCGCTGGCATGGCGTTTGTAATTGCTGTACCTACATCACCGCCATTTAGAGTTGTTTGAGTGGCGATGTTTCCTACGTTACCCGCAGCAGTAGATACTGATGCTATCAGTTTAGTATCAGCACCATTCATGGCGTCAGTAACTAAATTCTTAGCCTCAGATCCAACAAATTGACCAGCTAAGCCAATAATTGCGTTATTTAAAGCATTTGGGTCACCAAGCGCAGTTCCTACAGCACCCACAGTAATAGTATTAGCCAGCATGTTAGACACTTGCGCTGGCTGTAATTTAGATACCTCAGCAATTTTTTCAACAGTAGATTGGTTAATACCAACAGTTTCAAGAATTTTATTAGAGCTTGTATTAACTACCGAACCACTTGCGCCACTTACAAAAGCTGCACCAGCATTACTAAAATCACCACCATTAGTAAGGCCAGACATAATAGAATTTGTAACGCCACTAGCAAGTACATTAACTGCAGTCATTCCAATAGTTTGACCTAAAGTAACTGCTGGTAAACCCATCGTAAACGCCGTAGGAGCTACTGCAGCGCTTACTTCCATTGCAGCCATACTTCCAGCTATGTATTCGCTCATGTAAGGAGCTGCAATCATTGAGGCGATCATTAAGAATCCACCCCAGTCTTCCATAAAATCACTGTGGTGAACACGTTCTGCTTGGTAATAACTAACTTGTGGCTGGTTTTTTTCGTCGAGTACAGGCGCAAGATTTCCGCTTCCGTCTGCTTTAAATAAAACAGCAGCATGTCTAGTAGGATTATTAGCTCCGACATTTTCAACAGCATTAGCGACTAAATAATAATCTTTAGTCCCCTTAGAAATGTCTGCGAATAACCTTCCTTTATCTAATTCAAAAGCAAAAGCACCCGGATTATCTGTTTGGTTTATTCGAGCAAGATAAGTTTCGCCAGTTCTTGGGTCTGTATATTCGGCAGAATTGTCTGATGTTGCTTTTTCTCCGGGGCTATATCCAGATGCAGTAGCTGCAACAAACTTCATTGGTCTGTAATACTCATCAGTATTAAGTTTTAATTGCTTTGCGGAATTTAAATAATCAGCATCTGTAGCTAACTGGCCTTTTGCATTTAATATGCCTTTAGTGGGTTGACCCATCCCAGTAGTGTATGTTCCTTGATACAAACCAACGATAGCTGGGCCGTGCAAAATCTGGGCACCATCTGACATCATGTCCCAACCAAAACTAGCAAAAGCAGCTCTAGCATTGCTATTACCTTTAATGCTATCTCCATACTTATTTACTACAGCATCAAGCTTTGCTTGATTAAGAATTGGCATTCCAGTGTATTTATCAACTTGAGCAAAATAACCTGCATTAACATTATCAAAAGCTTTGTTTAACTTTACATCTTCTCCAGCACCATAGATGTCATAGGCACCAGAGCCATAACTTTCATACTTTGCAGCTATAGCAGCTAAGTCTTCTCTTGGCAGGGAGGACATAGCCTGATCCCAAACACCAGTTTTCATTGCTATTTGTTCTGGGGAGCCAGTTTCACTCCCCATTTTTTTCACAAAATCATTGTATTTTTCACTGGCAGAACCAACACTAGGGGTGTATCTACTTCCTGCAGCGCCCATTATTGGCGCAGAATTAAATGTCCAATCGCTTGAAGTTGGCTGTGCAGTCTTTAATTGAGTTGGGGCTTGAGCAGCAGTCTTTCCGGGGTTTTTATCTACCCATTCGTTAATTCGTTCTTGTTTTGCATCATCGAATAACTTGTTTTGATAATCTACTAAAACTTGTCTTTGAGCGGCAGTATTTAAACTTATTGACCCACTGGACAAAGGCGAAAAGTCATAATTAGAACTAGAAAATAATGGGGCAACTTTGTCTTGAAACTCTTGTATGCCGCTTTTTTTAATTTCATCAGTAAATTGGCTAAGCACTGCTTTAGCCGCAGGAATATCAGCAGCAGACATACCTGATATGCTGTCTTTAAAATTTTGAGCGTAATTAGAAACGTCAGCTACTTTGGCGTTGTAATCTTCAAGGTCTGGCTTTAGTTCGTTATAAACGTCGTTGTATTTGTTTTGCGCTGTTTCCCAAATTCCGTTTTGTGCATCAACAGCAGATTTTTGTGCGTCAACAGTTTTGTTCGATACTGACTCAAGCCCTTTAGCAATATCATTAGCTTTAGTGTTTAATGAGTCAGCTGCTTTAGATGCTGTTTGCCAAGTATTCCATGCAATATCATCTGCTTTATTCTCAGCAATGTTTTTATTTGTTTCTGCTGTATTTTTTGCAGTGTTAGCGGCATTAGTGGCTGTTTCTTTAGCTTTATCTACGGCAGGCTGAGCGTTCTCATAAGCAGATTGAGCAGTATTTACAGCTGTTTCTGCAGTTTGGCGCAAAGAATCTTTAGTTCTATCAATATTGTCTCTGACAATGTTAAAAGTATTCTCAGCAGTCTCTCTAGCTTTGTTAGCCGCAACTTCTAAAGAGTCTCTAGTCTTATTGACGTTTGTCTCTGCCGTGCTACGTGTAGTGTCTTGGTTTCTAATAAGCGTGTCAGCAGCATTGGATGCCGCCTCAGCAGCTTTATCTCTAGCTGTTTGAGCCGCAACAAAAGCATTGTCAGCAGCCACTTTTGCAGATACAGCATTATTCCAAGCAGTACCAGAACGAGCACCAGACCAATTATCTAGCTTGCTTTCTGCTGCACGTAATGCATCTTCTTTTGAAGGTATTGCGTTTACAGCATTCTTATACGTTGAGTTCTCTTCAAGATAACGACCAGAGTCTTTCCAGTCACGTAACTGGTTAAGCTTTTGATCAGCCGTGTTAAACGCATTAACATAATTGTTATACGTTGAATTATCTTTGTAATACCTGCCAGAGTCGTAAAAGTCTCGTGCTTGATTTAACGTGTTTTCAGCTGTTTGACGAGCAGACAACAAGTTCTGATACGTTGAGTTCTTGTTTAGATAGTCTTCAGAGTTTAGGTAGTTTTTAGCTGTTTCAAGTTTTTGTTGAGCTGCTGTTAAATTATTAACCGCTGTCTGATAAGCAGAATTATTCTGTAGATACTTGCCAGAATCTATGAAGTCTTTAGCTGTGTTGTATACGTTAGCAGCATTCTGATAGGCAGCATTACTGTTTAACCAATCCCTTGAACGCCAATAGCTTTCAAGAGAGTTAGCCTTGTTTGCAGCATCTTGATATGCGCTGTAAGAAGATTGATATGTTGGGTTATTTAAATACGCTTTATTGTTATGGTCATTTTGTAAAGAATCAAGCTTGCCTTTAGCTGTGTCTAAAAGCCCTTTGGCTTTATCAATAGCCGCCTGAGAAGGCTGCAAACTATCTTGAGCGTTCTTATACTTAGTATTGGCAGCTTTAACGGCTGCAATAGCTTTCTGAAAGTCGGCAAGTTTTGGTAATCCTGAAACTGACACGATTATTCCCTTGGCTGAACAGCACCAACGACAGCCTGAGCCCAATCCATCCAGTTATCGAATGGAATAGTCCCCGGCACAGCTTCGTTAGTGAACACATCAATAGCTTTAAGACCTTCCCCCCATGTACGCCAATCAGTATCTTTGGCAGGTATCTCTAACTGTTGAGCTGCATACAACTCACACATAAGCGAAGCCCAGCTATCAAACGTATGGTTTCTTGGGTCGTAAATAAGGGATACGTTATTAGCCATTTGAATAGCCCCTGACGTCGCCAATATCTGCGTTTAACAACAACTTACCAAGCTGGTAGTCACCGCCTGCCACATTTGATCTAAACGTCAACCGCAGTTCTCTGCGTTGCTCACGCAAGTCAATCTTGCCAGTCGTTGGGGAGAACACATAAGGGCCAGTAGTAACGTCAGTCTCTTGAGCAAATGGGCGTCCTACAACATACATTTCCATGTCGCCAGTTTGAATAAAGTCAGGCTCAGCACGCTCTAAATGAATCCAACGGTTCTCACCAACTGGCTGAGGCTGTGATGGGCCACCACCTACCCAGCCAAGATCATTGGTCTGGAAGTAGCTCTCAATAGCGTTTATGTTCGTACCTTGAATTGAGTCTGTCCCTATTTCATGCTGCCACAAAGACACAAAGTTCATTAACGTAGTTACAGTTAATTGGAACCCAGAGCCAGCGGGAATGGTTGCAGTTAGAACGTCACTAACAGAATAATTGACGCCGTGATCAACGATAGTAACAACGGTAACAATACCCCCAGCCACCGTAATATTTGCAATAGCCCCTGTACCATTACCACCAGTAAGGGCGACGTTGGTGTACGATCCGTTAGTATAAGAAGTTCCACCGTTAGTAATAGATGTGGCATTTACACCCCCAATAGACTGGTATTCCCAGCCCACGTTGATAGGGTATTGGAACACTTGAGAGAAGTAACCAGCTGATCTACGGGCTCCTAGAGCTGTCCCAGCGTCGTACCACGTCTGTTCACGGACATTGTAGATAATCGCGTCATTGCACTCTGTAGAGTCACCACGAGGGTAGAACCACCAAATCTCGCCATAACGTGGAACCTTAGTCACATATACTTTTTGACGCTGAGCATAGTTCAGGTTGTCAAAGAAGTAGTTCTGGTTCATGTTGTTTGGGATTTCTTTGACCACACCGTTGTACATTAGGAAACGGTCAACGCCACACCAGTAATAAATACCGTCATATTCAATAACTGACTGAGCAGACAATATTGAAGACTGGCTGGAAATAATATCGTAGCGCCAGTATAAAGTCGTTGCTACAGCTCCAACAGTAATAGTTTGCGGGGCATAAGACACACGGATTAGTGAATCCAATGACCAAAACAACCCAGCTGGAGAGTTAGAACCGCCACGTACTGGCAAGCCTTGGACAATCTTTGATCCAGCTACGTTTGTCTCGTTAGCCTGAAGTGTTGTCCAATTTGTAGGATCACCCGCAGCACAGTTCTTGATCAAACCGTTATTACCGTAAACAAACACATAAGGATGAAGAACGACCACACCGCCAGACACTGCAATTGGTGTGCCACTACTAGACATTGCTGCCATTGTGGTGCCAGTGCTATTGCCAATCAATACAGGGGTATCTACAGTGTTTGCAATGTCTGACAGATTTCTACCCGGATGAGCAACCAAACTTTCTGTACCGCCGCCAGTCGTATCAAAAAACGTATCAAACTGCCAAAGGTTAGTAGCGTTGGCCGTAAAGTTAGTTAAAGTAAAATCAGACACGCCAGAACCAGTCCCGTTATTCGTAATAGGAATGACCTGCAAGCCGTCAGAATAGCCGTTGTAGACGTAATTGAAGTTAGGCTGTGGGTTGACGTACAAACCACGCGAAGGGCCTGCCAGCTTGGCTGTAATTTGACGGTAGCCCAATACTTTACGAGGACGGCCACGCTGAAACCTTACCCAACGTCCGTCGGTGTAAAAGTTCATGTCAAAAATAGTGCCGTCTCGTTGGATTCCAGCTTGAGTATCAAGGGCAAATACTTTTTTAGTCATGTAAATACGCCCCCAGCAATACCAGTGGTAAATGTTCCAGAACCAGTAATAGTCAAACCAGTAGCATCTAAGTTAGATCGTAGAGTGCCCTGAATTGAAACGCCAAACTGACCAGTGCCGGGGCGATAAACACCTGTACTAGTTTCTGCGGCAAAGTTCATGCCGGGCAAATTAGCTGTACCACTAACGATACTCAAGTTAGACGCACCAACTTGAACCGTATTGGCATTTAGGAAATTTGTACCATCGCAGATCAAAGTTACCTGAGCACCGGGGGGAACCGTAGCGTTAAACCCACCAACAACCCCTGTGGATACCGTCAAGGTATAACCATTGTCTGTTGTTTGGTTACTAATGACGTAAAAGTTAACTGCAGGCGGGTAGTAGGCAGTGACATTACTAACCAATATGCCTACATACTCTTGAATGGTATTTGCCGCTTCACTAGGGGTAATGGTGTAGCTGCCGCCAGTAACAGGCTTAGTAAGCGCAGTAAAAACAAAGTTAGAGCTTTTACCGTAGCCTACAGTTACCCATTCTGTGCCAGTACAAATAAGGAACGCAGATTCATCTGGGGCAAATGTCTTGGTTAAACCTAAGTCAATAAGCTCTGCGCCAGCACCTTCAACAGTCAGCGATCCTGTGCCGTTATTCTTAAGTAAGAAGAACCAATTGTTTCCAACAGAAGCAACCGCAGGCAGGTAAACCGTACCTGTACCACTTGCCCAGACCTTAGTCTGAGCTCTGTCAGCAGCCACAAACGTGTAGCCGTTAGTAAAAACAGAAGAAGGATGGCTTTGGTTTAGCGTCGTTGTAATAGCCAGTAAGCCGTACCCAGCAAGAGTAGCAGAGTCAGCAGAACTGGTGCCAGCACCAAAGTCAATAACACCCCAAGTACCAGCTGCGGTACTGTTTGACGTGACATAAATGTACTGCGCTTTATTGGCTGCAACCGTGACAATTGTGCCTCCTGCGTTGTCTTTGACCGTGAAAGCCGTACCAGTCAGGTTTCTAACAAGGGAGTCTGTACCTACAGATACTTCATTGGCTGCAGGCATGGTCAACGACAAGCTACCCGCTGTAGGCGTTACCTCCATGATACGAGCAGCATAGTTGCCCGTAGCGTTGCCATTTACAGGCCAAAACAGAGTCGTGTTAGCAGATAGGTTAAAAGACCTATAACTGACGTCTGTAGGCTGTACAACGTCGCCAGTAAACGGGGAGACGTAAGTAGTCATGGTTAGCTATCCATTGCAACAGCTTGACGATCACCCATACGCTGGAGATCTTCAGATTTAAGTGTCTGGATAATCTGCTGGTACTGAGCCTGCCACATAGGGATGCGGTCGTCGTTCTTTACGTAAGGCATAGCCTGTAATAACGAGCCATATAACAAAGCCTGTGGGGCGTACTCAGTAAACCAGTTAGTCTGATTAGAGTCATCTAACGGCTGCAGGCGCTGGTAGTACAGGATTTCAAAGGTATAAGCAGCCGCAGGCGTAGGAGCTACTAGCCAATGCGTATAGTCGTAGTCTGCGTAGTAAGCTGGAACACCTGTAGCTGTAGCATCAGGCCAATATTCCCGCAGGTATTCGTATTTACGTAAGAAAACAGGCTGTCTTTCGCCTGCAACCACCACGTTCATTGAGACTGTCTTGTGCCAACGGGCAGGTTTTTCAATGACAGCCGTTCCTAGAACCATCGTACTGTTGTTTACAGTCAAGTTTCCTAGAAATTTAATCTCACTGGCGATGACCTGCTCAGCCAGCATAATGAAGGTAGGAATCTTGGCGATAGTTTGGGCGTCTGAGCGCTCCAAGTAGCTGGCAATATCCGCTGCCAGTGAGGTGTATGTCATTACAGCTGCCATTACCAGTTACCTTTCTTTGCCTTAGCGCCATGCATATTGGCTACTAACGATGGGTATGCGGTTCCTGTCCGTTTGGCAAAGCTTTTTGCAGCTTTCTTTTGGTTCGGACTAAGCTTCTCAGGTTTGCCTAAATCCTTTGGGCGGGGTTTATTCCAAACAGCCTTCATTTTATGCTCCTATTACATTTTTGTGAATATCAAAGTAGATAAAGAGCACGCTCATCTTTACGTCTGTTCACTAAACCTTTGAGCTCTTTGCCACCAGCCTTTGTATATTTCAAGAACTCCTCTGCAGCACCTTCGTAATCGCCTCTGTTGTGCCTCTGGCGCAGCGTAGACCGCTGAAGAGTACCCAAGCCTACATTGAAGCTAAAACTGACCAGAGCGTCCATCCAGCCTTGCCTAGAGCCAGCACTAGGACAGTATTTAAGAACTCCACGCTCAAACCGCTCAAGGTCTTTTGCAAGAATGGCATCGACCTCTCCCATCGTAAATGCTCTGTTCCAACCTTCTGGGCAAGGTAAGCCAACCCTGTCTTCAATCTTTAGCTTGCCGTGGTTAGGGTCAATCACATGACCCACGCCTATTGTCCACAGCTTAGCTGGGCACTGATACGGCTTTAATCGCACACCTTCGTGGTGGGCGATCATCTTTAAAGCCTTCTCGCTAATCATTTGCCAAACGCCCGTCCACCGAAATGGAACGCTATGATTGAAGCAAATAACGCTTGAGTCTCGTTATCCCAAAGCTGGTCAGCCAACGCATTAAACTCAACCCCGCTAGTCAAACCTTTGTACGCCAGCACAGAATCAATACCAACCAGTAGGAAAAAGAACCCGTAAGTAATTACTGGTCTGACTGATGCACGGAAGTCTTTCATCCATGTGGATGTGCCTTCATTAAGGCTAGTGTCGTGGGCATAGATGGCACTCATCTCGGCTTGTTGTGCGTCGATTAGCGAGACTTTCTCCGCAGAAGCTGTCTGCGTCTTTATCTCGTCCAGCTTGATTTCTTCTATATGTTGTTGTGCTGCGTAACCAGCCGCTAATAACTGCATTTCGCGTTCTGTCTGCAATTGAGCCAGCTTTAGTTCGTGAGATTTGTCAGCACGATCTTGAAACAGATCGAGTATTTTAGGCAAGCCGCCCATCAAAAAACTAACGAGTGTTGAAAGTAATGTCAGCATTAGTGTTTACCTCTTTCTTCCATCAGTTTGACCCGTACTTGCAAGTCATGGATTTCTTTGTATAGCTCTTCTTTCATTACATGGCGACGTTCGGCTGAAATAGGGCTGTCTGTTGGTACGCCTTGCTCAGTAATCAAAGCTGGCATAGCGCCTTCAATCTTAGTTAGCCGTGTATTAAACGAGCCAACTTCAGATAGTAACCATCCAATAGCAGCAACAAGGATAGGCAACACGGCTTTTAAAATATCTTGCATGCTCATTGTTCCCCCTGTATTTCCATCATTATCTTGGCGCGTAATTCACGCATTTTCTTTGTTTCTTCCATCGCCCTAATAGTTGCGTTGTTCATGTCCATATACATAAACCCAAGTGCTGGGAGGACAATCACTAGCACAACACACACCACAAGGACGGCAAAGAAAACTGTCCATGATATGTGTGGCTCGTCCTTATCAGTATCATTACCCATAGGAACCACAATATTATGAACGCGACCGCTAGAATTAACGTCATTTGCTCCGCGATTTTTCTTTTTATATTTGCCCGTCGCCATTGAGCCACCTGTTGCTTATGTAGTTCTTGACGCTGAACCTCTGCTCTTTCTGCTTTAATCCTGTCCCGCATTGCTTCAAACTCTGACCAAATTGCGCCAAGCTCTTTAGGTGCCGAATACACGAGGGTTTCACGCAACTCAGTTTCCAACCTCTGCATCTCTTTTACTGCCATTACCCTATTAAATGCTTCCTGATTTACAGACAGCTCAGGATCACGAACCTTCTTTGCTTTTAACTCTTCTTCGTGAACATGCTTTTCAAGCTGCTCATGCGCTTTAAAAAAGTTTCCCAAATGGCTGCTAATGTCAGTAACCACATCTTTGGCTTGATCGTATGCGTCCACCAGCTCCATACCTTGAGCTTTATATTCCTGATACATAGCACAACCCTGCCGAACAGCGGCAGCAGCCGTTTTTGCAACTGCAAGAATAGTGAGTGGGTCAATTTTATAATCCTATAAGTTTTTTAAAAAACTCAGCGGCTACACCGGGGCCTAGTAAAACAAGAATTATTACGCCATACAAAAGATATTCAATCCTATGCATACGACTAGAGCCTTCATCAAATCTGGTTTGAATGCCCTGATAACGCTCAGCGCAAACAGCCTCATGAACAGCTAACTTTATTTCTGTATCCTCAGCCATTTGCGACCTCTGGCTCTTCAGTATTAGCAGCAGGAACCTGCGGTATAGCTTGATTATGGATAGCCTGAATCAACGGCGCAGCCTGAACGTAAGGAAGCTGCCCTAAAGCTGTTAACAGAGCGTTTACTTCATCAATAGTGAAGTTTAAAGTTATGTTCATTACTGATCCTGTAGTTGTGATGTTGGTGGTGTGAAGTTTGTGGTGTAACGCGCTACGCCTTTAGTAATACGAACATCATCTATATAGCCAATAAACGACTCAGCAACATCAGATTGCGCTCCAACAGATAAAATCTGTGTTCCAGACAAACTAGTTGAATCAGTAACTGTTTGGAACAATACACCATTATTAAATGCCCTTAATGATGTCCCTGAACGCGTAAATGCAATATGAGTCCATGTATTTGCCGCTACTGTAGTTCCTGCACAAACAACGCTACCACTCAAAACAATTCTAGAAGTACCGCCATTTAAAATCTGAATTATCCAAATAGTTCCACCAGTTGACCCATGTCTAGCTAATACTGTTTGGCTATATCCGGGGCTTGTGTTTGTTGTGTACACCCAGCACTCAATAGTGAAATCTCCAGTTCCAAAATCCATACTAGGAATATACGGAGCTTTTAATGCGTTTCCGCTTCCATTAAAAAACATAGAGCTACCACCATACTTACTCTGTGCAGTGCTGATCTGCGCTGTACTTACAGTCTCCAATACGTTCTTAGCCGTGTTGTCGAAGATGCCAGCGTTGGTAAAGTTAGTTAAAAGTCTTGTATTAGTTATTGCTGTAGGTGGCGTTAACGGCGGCGCAAAGTTTTGCGTATAAAGAGCCGTCCCAACTAAAATTCTAGTACCTGACAAGTAACCAGTAAAGTTAGCTGTGTCATCGGTTGTTCTGCCAAAATAATAATTTGTGCTTGCGTTATCAATCGCAAACGTACTTAACGACGTATTAGTTGTTCCTACTTGGACTCCGTTGCTAAAAATGCGAAGGTTTGCACCATTGCGTGTTACAGCAAAATGCGTCCATTGATTTACAGGGAAGTTACCAGAACCTACAAGGTAATTTAAAACTGTTCCACCGTTGTATCGGCAATAAAATCTATACGGGCTTCCTGATTCGTTAATCATTAACATCCATGCACTAAGACCCGCTGAATCAGAAATTGACCCAATTATGCAATCGCGTTCAGTAGTCGTAGCGTAAACCCACGTTTCAATTGTGAAGTCGCTTGAACCAAGATTTAACGATGTGCTGCTTAACGACAAGCTATCCCCACTACCATCAAAGTACGCACTACCACCTATCAATGATGTGCTGTAGGCGGAGTTCAATGTAGTCGTATCTACCTTTGCTGGGAATGGGGTAGGGGATGCTACAGGTCTGACGTTGCCGTTAGCCGTGATTGTTTTAGCCGTAGTGTACGTATTGGAGTCAATCATCGTACTGGCTTGGCATGTCAGTAGTTGTTGGTTGGTTGTTCCAGTTGGGAATGGAGCATTCGGCGGTGTAAAGTTAGCTGTATAAAGAGCTGTGCCATTTACAAACCGCGCATTACTTATTACACCATTTAAATAGTAGTTATCTAATTCTGTATAAAACCTACCAAGAACTAAATCGCTTGTTACTGTACTTGCCGTATTTGTTACGGAACCTACGGATATACCGTTTACATAAGCAGTTACATTGTTTGATCCAGAACCAGAACGAACCAAAGCAACGTGATACCACTGATTTAAATTATACGAAACATAACCGGCAGGAAAATCATTATTGTTAATGAAGAATCGTATCTTTTGTGAGCTATCAAGATTTATATTAAACCCGTTAGTTCCAGTAGAATTTCGGGTGCTAATAATCCCGCCAAAGCTAGGGTTGCTATAGGTGTAGAACCAAGCTTCAACAGTAAAGTCTCCTGTAGCCGTGTAGTTAGCCGAAGAAGAACTTAAATAATCCCCAGTGCCATCAAACCAATTGCTATACGTCGTCGGCGTGATGTACGCAGGAACGAACGGGCTGAAGGCTTGGATGGATGGCGTACCATTTCTAATAAGCGTGTAGTTATTTGCGCTGTTGTCTGCAAAATTATTACCTTGGAATGCCAATAAAGTTGTATTTGTTGTCGCTGTTAAGTTAGTTGTTGGCGGCGTAAATGCGCCTGTATAAATAGCTGACTTAGTTATACGGAAATTAGATATATATTGTTTAGATGTAAAACTGTTATTGTAGCCGCCAAAAATTAATTGCCCATACGATGCGGCAGTGTTTCCTACCGTAGCAGAACCCGCTGGTGCGCCATTAACATAGAAATACACATAACTACCAGTAACTACCCACGCTACATGACACCACGTATTAAGCGGAGCTGCACCTGTACTAGTTCGAGTGGTATACCCACTAAAAGTAGCGCCAAACGATAAAGTACCGTCCGAGCCAATACTTAATATCATGTCCGCAGTGCCGCCACCGGGGTCGCAAGCACCGACAAGGAATATATTTCCGGGTGTATTAATAAAGCATTCAATAGTAAATGACAATGAACCTAAAGAAGTTAACGACCCACCTAACAACGCTGTGGTAGTGCTAGAAGGTGTTTGAACATAGCTAGAGTTAGCACCGGGGAGGTACATACTCCACCCCGTCTGCGAGAAAGGCGTGAACGTGCCTTGGGTCGTATTGCCATTTCTGGTGATGGTGAAGTTGTTAACCGAGCTATCTAAGAACGTATTGTTTTGGTACACAGGAGTGCCTGTGCTATCTACTGTTCCTCTATAGTTACCATGCAGCATCAGCGTGGTCTGATTGAAGTACGGGTCGTAGATAGGCCACTTACGTGTACCTTGGTAATATGCAGCTTCGTCTAACGTCCATACACCACCAGCCGCAGCACCAAGCGCAGGGTTAAATCCTGTGTATCCAGCAAACGGTGTGAAATTGCTGACCTTAGCGTCGCCTGCAACAGTGATTGCAAGTGCATTAGTGCTGTTGTCGATAATAGTAGGGCTTTGGCATGTTAACAATTGCGTGTTTGTAACTGGAAACATTTGCGTAGGAGGCGTGAACGTGGTCGTATACAACGCCGTACCTTTAAGAACACGAACATTTGATATATACCCTACAAAAAAATCAATTGATCCGTTTTTTGTTCCAATAGTTCTAATAGGGTTTGAGAAATTTGCGCTACTGGTAACTGTTGATCCAGACTGCACACCATTAATAAAAATTTTTACGGTAGTGCCAGAACGAGTTACGGCTACATGTGACCATGTGTTTAGAGTAGGTAAGGCTCCGTCAGTAATAAGCCAACCAACACCTTCAACTGCAAAACCTAAAGCAGTTGAAGTAACTTGAGCAAACAGGGGGGAATTAATTGATCCATTTCCAGCAACTATAGTTGAATTGCCAGCCCAACTTATTGGGTATATCCAAGCCTCGATAGTAAAGTCACCTGTACCAATCGTAAGATTTGAACTAGATGCCGCAGTTAAATAATCGCCCGTACCATCAAACACAACAGAGTACCCTGCTGGCGCACCTGTCGTTACAAACCCACCGGGATATTTGTCGCTCATCTTCTATTCCTTATTGTCTCGGCAGTGCCTGTTGTGGAGGCGTGAAGTTTGCTATGTAACGTGCTACTTTGGATATACGGAAATCATCTATATAGCCGTTAAAATAATAGCCTGTAACAGCATCAGAACCACTAGACCTACCACCACCAATAGCAGCAAAGCTTGCCGCATTAATAGCTGAAGTATAAGTTGCAGTAGTTGCGTCAACGACGCCATTTACAAAAATTCTAATTACACCATTTGCGCGACAAACAGCAACATGCGTCCATATATTATTAGACAGCACAGTTGTAGATACAATACTTAAACTTGATCCATATATAAACTGTAATTTATTTGCAGATGTTGCATTAAATATATAAGCATTTATTACATCAGCAGACCTTGCATCAATTATTGTTCCAGTACCAGTAGTTGTTATGTATATCCAAGCTTCAATAGTAAAATCGCCAGTGCCAAAACTAAAAAAATCTGAAAGTCTGGCTGTAATCGCACTACTTCCATTAAAGTACATACTCCCACTACCGTACTTCACAGGGCTTGTAGCTACTTGTGCGTTGCCTACTGTCTCCAGATTGTTCGCCATCTTGCCGTCATATATACCGGCGTTGGTACAACCAAGAAGAAGCTGAGTATTCGTAATTGCAGTTAATGGGATAGTAGGTACTGTTAATGTTGTAGCAGACGGCGAATAAACTGCCGTACCTTTAACTATACGATTACTAACCATATAGCCTGTGTAATAAAATTCTGAACCAGTTCCTTGACCCCTAGCTATATAGGACAGTGTTTGCGAAGAACTAAAATTGGTTGAGTTGGTTGTGGTAAAAACTCTTGTGCCGTTTGTGAACATTGAAAATGTTGTGCCAGACCTTACAACAACGCAATGATTCCATTGGTTTAAAACACATGATTGCGATGATTCGTTATACGCAGCGCCAGCAACACCATTAAAAAATGTAAATTGACCAGCACCAGTATTATTCAAGTTAAAACCTATTGCCCAACTAGATGTTTGCCCTGAATTCCTAGCATCCATTAAATATACTTGGCTAATTGATGTAAGCGGGTATATCCAAAACTCAACAGTAAAATCACCAGTGCCAAATGCAACTCCAGCTCCGGGTGCATACGTTAAGTAATCACCACTTCCGTCGTAATACCCAGACCCGCCTACTACGTCTGGTGTCCATTGCAGCGCAGGAGCAAAAGGGCCGAAGGCTTGGACGGATGGGGAACCTGTAATAGTTAGTGTTAATGGCGAAGCAGAGTTATCTACAAACCTGTTTGATTGGCAGGTAAGCAGTGATGTATTAGTAATAGCGGTTAATGGTGACGTTGGTGGCGTAAATGCTGCCGTGTATAAAGACGTTCCTTTAAGAACACGTATGTTGGATATATACCCCGGAAACGGGAAAGACCCAGAACCAGCAATTACAAACGTATCGTTTCCGTAGTTAACCGATGAAGTCCAACTTAGAACACTCACGCCATTTACATACAGGTTTGTTTGCCCACCACTTTGACGAACAAAAGCAACATGGTTCCATTGGTTTGATAAAACAGTAGTTGTAGAAACTCTATCTGTTCCATCATATACATTGTAAAAACCACCACTGCTACGTTGAATGTTTAAGTTATTGGAACCGTTTGATACCCAAACTTCAACCGCAGAAGTAGGTGTTGTTGTTGACCATTCCCAAAATTCAATAGTTATTGCGCCAGTACCGTAAGCAAAAGCCGCATTACTAGCTACGGATAAATAGTTTCCTGAGCTTGTGTAATTCCCCCAATACCCCGGAGCCTGACTAAATGGCGAAAACGATCCTTGGGTAGTGTTACCGTTTCTCGTGATGAAAAAGTTGTTGGTACTACCGTCTAGGAAGGTCTGATTCTGCGAACCGCTGCCTGTACCGTCTGCCTGTAACAGCAGAGTAGTGTTCTTGAAATTAGGGTCAGTTACCCATTGTTGGTTAGTCAGCGCCTGAGCTTGTTGCTCTAGCGTCCATACACCTTGGTACTGTGGCATGTTATAGCCCCGTTATCTGTGCTGAAGTTAACGCAGGGATAGCAGTTGATGTCAGCCCTACAGGTTCCTGTGAAGTTATTGCTGGTGCTTGCTGAGTCTCTAGTAAGTTCAAACTCATTGTAGGTAGACCTGCTGGCGCTTCTACTACAGGCGATATGAACATATTTGTTACTGGGTCATACGTGTCGCCAATACCTGCCAACTTGCCACGGAATGTAGCGTTGTAGCTTGTCTGCTTCCAGTTAGTATGACCGCCTGACCACGCAGTTAAGAATGCAATACCCTTCTCTTCAGACTCAACCAGAGATACGACCACGTTGCCATTCTCGTCTACTGTGTCCTTGCTAGTGACTAGCTCATGGTTGTTGAGTGCGTTGACTTCCAGCACCACGTTATTATCATCAAGCTTTGCGAAGTGCGCCATATCAACCTCAGAATGTTATTGATCCGTTGCCAGTGAATGTATATACAAAGTCACTGCCGACGTTAGTAATTGTAGGTGAACCTGTGAATGAAGCCGCAGCTCTACCGTTTCTTACGATGACTATGCCGCTGCCACCCGCACCGCCCGTACCACCGTTGGCAGAACCCCCGCCGCCCGATCCTGTGTTTACAACACCCGCTGTGCCAGAAGCAGATCCGCTACCAGCCCCACCGCCGCCTTGACCGCCGACACCCCCCGTGCCTGCGGCATAAGTCCCGCCGCCTCCACCGCCTGCAAAATACGTTTGGGGGCCAGTGATTACGGTTGGAGCGCCTGAACCTCCGTAGCCTGCTACAGACGCGCTAGGTGGGTTTTGACCTGCTGAACCAGCACCGCCACCGCCAGCCGCAGGATAAGGAGATGCTGCTTGACCACCTATTGCGCCGCCATTATTTCCTTGACCTGTTGTACCAACCGCACCAATGTTATCTCCATTCGATGTCCCGCCAGCACCACCACCCGACCCGCCCGAACTAGCCGCAAAAAACGCATTTATACTAGCGCCCCTACCGCCTCCAGTAGCCGTAACGCCAGTAAAAATTGAATCAACACCCGCAGTCGAAGCTGGAGTGCTAGAAGCGCCTCCAGTACCTCCCGTACCGCCAGTGCCAACAGTAATACTGTAGGTTGTGCCTATTACAATTCCAAAAGATACAAGTCTAAAACCACCCGCGCCGCCGCCACCAGCCGCACCCCCGCCCCCGCCAGCAACAACTAGCAGATTAGCAGCAGCCGTAGTGTAGGCAAGCGGATTAAATGTCGCCGTGACATAACCACCGGGATAACGAAGTCCCATGTCAGCCCTTACGAGGTGATCTGTTCAAACGTAGCTGCAAAGGTCAACGCACTCGCTGTACCGGAAGCCACCATGATGCCTTGGTTCTCAGTGATATACAGTGAGGTTGTCTTATCAATTACGATCAATGTCGCATTAGGTGGGACGCTGATCTGATAAGCCATGTAAGCACCCGGTGATACAGAGTAGAACGTGGACGAAGAAACTGTCTGCGATGCACTAACCGTGTATGGGCTTGAGCTACCTGCAGTAATCGTAGTGCCTGCAGTAAATCCAGAACCTGTTGTGTACAGCGTCTGACCAATAGCAATTGTGCCTTGAGTTGTAGCCGTCACAGTCAAGCTAGTAGTCGAAATGCTTGCTGTAAATATCGCAGCA